CTGATAACACTACATATGGTTGGTATGGTGCAGGCAGTTATAGATCAAGTGTACAGCGAATAATCTATGCAACTGATACTGCTACTGCTACTTACAGGGGGCCGTTAAGCCAATCCAAATTAATATTAGCTGCAATTGGGAATACCACTGATGGTTGGTTTGGTGGCGGAAGAGATGGCGATACCGGACAAGATTTATCTACAGTGGATAGAATAACATATGCAACAGATACCGCTACTGCAAGCGTTCGCGGCCCGTTAACTATAAATTCAGAGGGTCTTGCGGCAATAGGTAACCTTAATTATGGATGGTTTGGTGGAGGGTATATGCCTGGCTCCGGGAGGGTTAGTACAATAACTCGGATAACATATGCAACAGATACAGTAACATCAACTAATAGAGGAACTTTTAACAGTGGAATTTCAGATTCCGCAACTTCGGGAGATAGTACATATGGGTGGTTCGGCGGAGCATATGCCCCGGGTCCAGGAGCTACTAATAGATTATCTACTGTTCAACGTATCACCTATGCCAATGATACTGGTATTGCAAGTATACGAGGACCACTAAGTGGACCACGTGTTCAAATGGCCGGTACCGGTAGACAATAAAATACTAAATTTTTGTTACTATATTGTTAAATACAACAAAGGATATATTTTATGAATTTTACAGGTGGAATGACTTTATCAGGTGGAATGAATCTTACAGCACCACCTACAGTACCCGGTGCACCAACTATCGGAACGGCAACAGCTACAGGTGAGACAACTGCAACAGTAACATTTACTGCTCCGGTTAACAATGGAGGTGCAACAATTACAAGCTATACGGCAACAAGTAGTCCGGGTAATGTCACAGGTACATTAAATCAAGCAGGTAGTGGTACTATTAATGTAACTGGATTAACTGGTAGTACAAGTTATACATTTACAGTAACTGCTACTAATAATGTAGGTACAAGTAGTCCAAGTGCGGCAAGTAATAGTGTTACAACAAATAATCCTATAATCGGAACTAAAAAGGCTATAATTGGCTATGGTGCAAACAATTCTGGTCGTTTCTCAGTAACCAATCTAGTAAGTAATACTGGTGTAATTGCAAGTAATACAACAGGTGTAGGTACTGCTAGGGATGGCCTTGCAGCCGCAGGATATGGTACTGATAAAGCTATATTTGGATATGGACAGAGTTCAGTTGGTTACGTATCATTGACCAATCTAGTATCAAATACTGGTGTTGTTGCTAACGATACTGCGGGTGTGGGTACTAGTAGGACTTTACTAGCGGCTGCGGCCTATGGTACAGATAAAGCTATTTTTGGATACGGTGGTCCTGTAGTAACATCAGTAACTAACTTAGTAAGTAATACAGGTGTGGTTTCCGGTGATACTTCAGGTGTCGGTACTGCTAGATACGGATTAGCGGCCGCAGGTTATGGATTAGATAAAGCTATATTTGGATTTGGTTATAACGGGTCTGCTACAGTATCAATAACCAACAAAGTATCAAACACAGGTGTGGTTGCTAATGATATTACTGAAGCAGTTTCTGCTAAATATGTTTTAGGGGCTGCAGGTTATGGCGGTGATAAAGCAATATTTGGTAGCCCAGGAAGAGATACTAATCTAGTATCAAATACCGGTGTTTTTGCTAGTGATACTGTTAGCGCGGGCACTAGTAGAGGACAATTAGCAGCCGCAAGTTATGGTAATGATAAAGCTATATTTGCGTACGGAGATCCCTTATATGATTACTCTAATCTAGTATCAAACACAGGGGTTGTTGCAACTGATACTACAATTGTCGGTCAAACTAGATTTAATCCTTCGGCAGCAGGCTATTCGCTATCATAAAAGGTATTATACATATTAAAGGCTCTTCGGAGCCTTTTTCTTTATCTAATCTTTTTTGCTAAATACTATAAAGGATAATATATTATGGCAGATATGACATTTTCGGGCGTAACATTTGCTGGCGGATTCGCAATAACACCTCCGCCGGCGGGAAACAAAGCTATATTTGGATATGGAGAGACAGTATCAATGACTAATCTAGTGTCAAATACCGGAGTAGTTGCTAATGATACTACCGGTGTTGGCACTGCTAGATGGGGATTATCAGCGGCGAGTTATGGTACAGATAAGGCTATATTTGGATATGGCACTGGAAGCGGAGGAGATAAATCATTGACTAACTTGGTATCAAATACCGGAGTAGTTGCTAATGATACTGCAGGTGTCGGTACTGCTAGATATGGATTGGCGGCCGCGGGTTACGGTAGCGATAAAGCTATATTTGGATATGGACTTGCTGGCTCTAGTCAGACAGCAATAACTAACCTAGTATCAAATATCGGAGTAGTTGCTAATGATACTACAGGTGTTGGTACTACTAGAACTGCATTAGCAGCCACAAGATATGGAACTGATAAAGCTATTTTTGGATATGGGCAAGTGATTAACTCACAGGGATCAATGACCAATCTAGTATCAAACACCGGGGTGGTGTCTACAGATACTACCGGAGTTGGTACTGCTAGACAAGCCCTTGCAGCCGCAACTTATGGCACTGATAAGGCTATATTTGGATATGGACGGGATCCTGCTTTTACATCAATAACTAACCTAGTATCAAACACCGGGGTAGTAGCTACTGATACTGCAGGTGTTGGTACTGTTAGAAGTTTTTTGGCGGCCGCAGGTTATGGCAATGATAAAGCTATATTTGGATATGGTTTGGTTGAGGGACCTTATATTCCATATTCATTAACCAACAAAGTATCAAACACCGGGGTAGTAGCTACTGATACTGCAGGTGTTGGTACTGCAAGATACGGATTAGCAGCCGCAGCCTACGGTTAACAATAAAATTAACAACACTAAAATAAAAAGGCTCTCAGGAGCCTTTTTTGTTGACATAAATTCCATAGTCTGTTATACTCATCGTATGAAAATAGAACGTGCTTTAGATTGGAATCAAGTTAGTAGTAACTTATCAAGTCAAATGAATGGGATTGGCTACAATCCAGACTTACATCGTATGCACAAAAACATTGACAAAATGGTAAGTGAACTAAGTAAACTGGAAGTCAATCTACGTAGAACGGGCAAATACGAAATGTTAAACGATAGGGTTGCCGATATCAATACAGCAATCAATCACTTAGAAAAGCTACTACTAATGGCTAATCTAATGAAATAATTTGACAATAAATCCAATCAATGATACAATACTCATATTGAAGCTAGAAAACTATCTCTTTATCAATCCACAATCTGTTGTAAATAAACAACAACACAAAATTTGACAATAAATCAGTTTTAGACTATACTTCATACATATTAAATTTTCAACAGGAGCACTTAATGGCATCAGTATCAGACAATCTCACTATCACTAGTGTACAAACTCGCAAAGCAATGCTTAAAGCATTCAAAGCTAAACGCCCGCTTTTCTTGTGGGGCCCTCCCGGCATCGGTAAATCAGAAGTTGTTTCTGAAGTCACAGATGAACTAGGTGGCTTTATGATTGACTTGCGTATGGCACAAATGGAACCTACAGACATTCGTGGTATTCCGTATTTCAATCGTGATATTAATAAAATGGACTGGGCGGCACCTGTTGACTTGCCTGATGAAGAACTAGCAAGCAAGTACCCGATTGTTGTTCTATTCTTAGATGAAATGAATAGTGCAAGTCCCGCAGTACAAGCGGCTGGCTATCAACTTATTCTAAATCGTAGAGTTGGTAAGTATGTACTTCCTGATAACGTTGTGATTGTTGCGGCAGGCAATCGTGACTCTGACAAAGGTGTTACTTTCAGAATGCCGATGCCCCTAGCTAATCGTTTCTTACACTTAGAAATGCGAGCCGATTTTACATCATGGCAGAATTGGGCTGTGAACAAAGGTATTCACAAAGATGTTGTGGGTTATCTATCATTCGCTAAACAAGATTTGTACGATTTTGATGCTAAATCTAGTTCACGTGCATTTGCTACACCTCGTTCATGGTGTTTTGTTAGTGATTTGTTGAATGATGAAGATGACACAGATAGTGATACATTGTTCAATTTGATTTCAGGTGCAGTTGGTGAAGGTCTTGCTGTTAAGTTTGCGGCACATCGTAAAGTAGCAGGTCGTATGCCAGAACCCTCAGACATTTTGTCAGGTAAAGTTAAGGACCTCGCAGTTAAAGAAATTTCTGCAATGTACTCATTGACTATTTCAATGTGCTATGAATTGCGTGATGCACTAGAAACAAAGAAAGTTTCTAGTAAAGAGTTTCACACAATGGCTGATAATTTCTTCAGTTACATTATGGCAAACTTTGAGACTGAACTAGTTGTTATGGGTGCTAAGATTGCTCTTAAGACATACAAGTTACCGATTGAACCTTCACAATTGAAGAACTTTGATGACTTCCATAAGAAATACGGCAAGTACATTGTAGATGCAGGTAATTAATATGGCAACAAAGATTTTAACTGGAAAGAAGTATTTCTACGCAATGGGTCAAAGTGCCCGTGATCGTGGATTGAACAAAAGTGAAGCCGAGGAACTGTATACTAAAGGTGCGGAACCTTACGCAAGGATTTACTTTGATAAAGGTTATCGCAAACTGTCAATGTAATTTTGACAATAAATCCATGGTCTGCTACAATACATCTTTAACTTATACAGAGGAACAAAATGTTATTACAATTTAGAACATATCGTGGTAAAGCTATTCTTAAAATGGTTGAGAATCTTCTTAAAGAAGGTAACGTCATTCGTAGCCCTGAATACGGTAATGTAGTTGATGGTATTTATGGTGGCTCACCTGAAGGTATTAAGCTTGACCCTCCTGCTAATATTCGTGGTATCGGTATGGATAGACTAGCAGGCTCTTGTGGTTATAAAACTTCTTTTACTAAGAAACAACAAGAAAAAATTGTATTGATTCATCTCGGTACAAAATACTATGAATTGTATAGTACTGAAAAAGAACTGAATAACGCTTCATTCCCCAGTGATGCTTGTGAATTCATTGCAGTTGACAATTAATACAATCTCTGTTACAATAGAGACATAAACAACAAAGGACCAATATGAGTGAAGTAATTAATCCCAGTAAGAAACGTAGTCGCAGTAAGAAATTTGAGAATCTTGTAGGACCTACAGATAGTAAGATTGACTATCAAGCACGTGAAAAATTAGTTACCGCACGTATTGGTCTATTGTTACGTCATAGCTTTTTCGGCAATCTTGCTACTCGTATGCAATTGATTAATGCTGATCTATGGTGTAGTACAGCGGCAACTGATGGCTTGAAATTCTATTACAATAGTCGTTTCATTATGATGTTGAAGCCTAAAGAAGTTGAATTCTTAGTTGGGCATGAAGTGTTACACGTTGTCTATGACCACATGGGTCGTAGAGGTAATCGTGATCCTGAGATCTGGAATATTGCTGATGACTATGCTGTTAATGCTGATTTGAAACGTCATAAAGTGGGTGAGTTTATTAAAACAGTACCTTGCTTGTATGAGCAGAAGTATGATGGTAAAGCCGCAGAAGAAATCTATGATGATTTGATGAAGAATGTTCAGAAAATCTCCATTGATGATTTACTTGACCAGATGATTGACGATCACATGGATGGTGAAGGTGAGAATGATGGTGAAGGTAACGGAGATAGTGAAGGCAAAAGCAAACGCCCAACAATGAGTCCTGAAGAACGTGAACGTGTACGTCAGGAAGTTAAGCAAGCTATTATCAATGCCGCAAGCAGTGCTGAAGCAGGTTCATTGCCTTTAGGTGTTGAACGTTTGATTAAGCAAGCAACTAACCCAGTTATGCCCTGGCGTGAACTGATTCAAACGAATTTGACAAGTGCTATTCGTACAGATTATTCATGGATGCGTCCCTCACGTAGAGGTTGGCATATGGATGCTATTATGCCCGGCATGAATCCCGGTGAAGAAATTGATGTTGTTGTTGCTATTGACATGTCAGGTAGTATCAGTAACAAACAAGCACAGCAATTCTTAGGTGAAGTGGGTGGCATGATGGATGCGTTTGATGGTTACAAGGTCCATGTATTCTGTTTTGATACTGAGACATATAACCCGAAAGACTTCAGTAGTGAGAACATGGACCTCATTGAAGAATATGAGCCAATGGGCGGCGGCGGCACTGACTTTGATTGTATCTTTAAATACTTGAAAGACATTGGCAATGTACCTAAACGATTGATTTGTTTCACTGATGGCTATCCTTTTGGTAGTTGGGGTGATGCTGATTATTGTGATACGACATGGATCATTCATGGTGACAAGAATCCCAATCCCCCATTCGGTACGTATGCAATTTATGATGAGTCGTCATCAACATGATATTAGATATACTTGGCTATGGCTTTATAGTATTGGTACTAGGAGTAGTCTTGTATATTTTTATTAGACTACTATCCTATGCATTAGATACCTTATCAAAACACGATGACTAATGATTCAATATTAATTTACGAAAGCCCTGATTTAATTTACGAAAGCCCTGATGGTGGCAAAACGATCTATTCACGTAAAAGTGGGTCTCTTGACCGCACCTTAATTAGAGAAGATCCCGAAAGAAAAAGTATTGCTAAATGGCATGAGTGGAAAGAAATTCTTAAACTAGCAGAAACAGAACCTTCATTAGCAAACGCAATTAACAAAGCAGAGATGGTATATGTCCTACTCAAAAAAGAACAAAACTAAGCACTATCTAGCAATGTGGGATATGCAAGGTCTTGAAAGTCTACATGATGTTGACTTGCACATGAAAAAATACAATGAATGGGAACAACAGAAAATTATTGCTATTCTTAAAGAAGAACGTATACCCAACCAACCATCGGGTATACCATTACAAATGATGATCCTTCGTGCGAGTGCAAATAGTCAACGTGCATATGAGATTTATGAATTCAATAGTACTGTTGAGTATGATGAACTTAAGGAAGCATTTAATGATAATCCACAGCCTATCGTAAAATGGATTAGAACTAATGGTAAAAAAGTATATAGTGATTACGTTAAGCAAGATAGGAAGATGATTGTATGATGTATATTGGTACTAGTCTTGGTGGTTGTCTAGTTAGTATTATGCATAACGAAGTGTCCGAGGATGATGTTATGTTCATTGTAACACGTACATTGTGTCCTGATTACGATACCTTTATGCAAGTAGTAGAACAATACTACGCAGAAGGTAATCCATATCAACGCCGTTCAAATCTGAGTACCTTAGGCGAGTATGACCTGACTGATGTAAAGGCATTAGCTACTAGATTATATTTCTCGGGTAGGATACATCAACCTAGAGTATTTGATGATGAAGGTCGCAGAGCTGGACATAGTTACCTGTATAATCATCCAGCTAAATTAGGTCAAGGATTGTGGATGCAAGTGGTTCCTACTAACGATAACTCAACCCCTGCAGTAGTAGAAGCCTGGGAAAAATATAAGATGTTGGACAATTTAACAAAATGATTGAATATCAGTTAGATCCTATTACGTGGTTTAGTGAAAGAGAGTTGACATATACTCCTAAACATTTTATAGTAACATCACATCCATGCACACCTGAATCTAAACAATGGGTATTGGATAAATTGACTGGAAGATTTAGTATTACATATCCTACAATTTCAACTAGTATTATTGAGTTAATTTCTCCTAGTTGTATTGCATTTGAGGACCCGCAAGAAGCAACTTTTTATGAGTTAAAATGGTCATAAATGGGCATATGGAAATTTTGTAGAGAACAAATTTCTTATTAAATAACTTTAGCATATTACAAGGAGAACATAATATGAGTTTTACAAGACACGTAGGGAAACACGGGGACAGAAAAGTAGCTGTAATTTTCCGAGAAGTACCAGGCGAGCCTCATATGTGCTTAGTTACATATACAGAAACAATCAATAAGAATATACATGATTCATTAATTCGTTGTATTGAAAGTGATATAGGTCAAAGTAGTGAAAATTTAGCCGATGCATTGAATAGAAGTTACACACAAGACGGCCGACCAATTCTGCAAGTTTTGCACATAGAAGGTCAATTAAAGAAAGTCAATACAGAACAAATTGTAATGACTCCGGCACCTAATACACGCATTAAATTAAATGATCTTAATAAAATTTTAGATGAAATGAAAATGGGTGAGGATGCTGTTAGACGTATGGCTGAACTAGATAATAGTCGTGGATTGCAAGATCCAGCTGACGTAGCACGTAGAATGCGTGGACCACAATCAAACTCGCCAGTTGTAGGCTCAGATGATTTATTAGGTGATACTACATTAGCTAATAACTTACGCCAACAAGCACAAAAAATGTCTGCAGAGGCAAAAGGCTTAATGGCAGAAGCTGACAGATTGTTAAAAGAAGCCGCACAAATGGATCCCACACATGCAGTTAAAGAAACAGTTAAATCAACTAAATCTAAAAAGGCAGTAGTTGCAGAAGTAGCTACACCAACAAAAAGAAAATACACTAAAAAAGTAACTAATGTCGCCTGATTTTATTGATAAATGGGAACACATCCTTGAAGATGTAGAGAAGAACAAAATACCTGTAGAGTTTATTAAAAAATTAATTATTAAATTAACTGGTAAGAAGCAACAAACTATTAATATTCAAAAGTTACTTCAACAAGGTTTGGATCCAGATCAAGTAGAGGATGCTGTTAGTAGAAAACTAAATGAGTTGGAAGATTCTATTGTAAGTGTAGAATTTGTACTTAATGTACAAAGCATTGCTGATACTGTACAACCAGAAACAGACCGACTATTAGGTAAACTTTAACTCAATCAAAAAGCCCTGATCAGTCGGGGCTTTTCTTATTAACATGATATAATAACTTATGAAACAATACTTAGAATTATTACAAGATATACTAGATAACGGAGAAGTTAAAGATGATAGAACTGGTGTTGGCACCTATAGTGTTTTTGGACGTCATATTCGCTTTGATTTGCGTCGGGGCTTTCCCGCAGTCACTACTAAGAAACTTGCTTGGAAAGCTTGCGTCGGTGAGCTTCTTTGGTTTATTGAAGGAAGTAGTGATGAGCGTAGATTGGCAGAACTTACCCACGGTACAAGTGAAGGAAAGGTTACTATCTGGACGCCGAATGCAGAAGCATCGTATTGGAAGCCTAAAGCGAAATTTGAAGGTGATCTCGGACGTGTATATGGGGTACAATGGCGGCATTGGAACAAAGACACGGTTGAAAAAGACATGGGCCCGGCGCACAAAGGTGGTAACCGCCTTGCCGTTGACCGCACGGAAGTTGACCAATTGGCAAATCTCATTAAAGGATTAATTGAAGATCCTAATGGGCGCAGGCACATTCTTAGTGCTTGGAACGTGAGCGAGTTAGAAGAAATGGCATTGCCCCCTTGTCACGTTATGAGTCAATTCTATGTCAACAAAAATAAAGAACTATCTTGTCATATGTATCAGCGTAGTGTTGATGTTTTCTTGGGTCTACCTTTTAACATTGCTTCTTATGCACTACTTACACATCTATTGGCACATCACTGTAATCTGAAAGTAGGAGAACTTGTAATCAGTACAGGTGATACACATATTTACAAAGACCACATTGAACAAGTCAAAGAACAACTAACACGTGAACCGTACCCGTTACCGACATTGATGTTAAATGCCTCAAAAACAAACATCTTTGAAATATCAATGGCAGATATATATTTGGAGAACTATAAAAGTGATGGCCCTATCAAAGCACCAATGGCAGTCTAAAGACGAATTTACTAGACCCAAATATCAGGTACAAATATCTGATACCGGAGAAGAGACTGTATCTATCACTCATGTAGTACATACTATTAGAATGGGTGATGTTGAAGATCCTGATTTGTTTGTAGCACAACCTATATATGAGTGGCAACAAACAGAAGCTGGTAAATGGATAATGGAAAACTCTAATCCTCCACCTAGTTGGCATCGTAACAATGACCTATACGATTATAGTTATGTATATCATATTAGAGCATATCTAACACACAAACAATTAACATTTTGGAAATTAAAATATGAGTAATATACTAGTTACAGGTGGATTAGGACTTATCGGACATAATGTAGTAGATAGATTGCAACATATGGGACACCGTGTTGCTATTACCGATATACGAACTAACTACGGTATCATTCCACAAGATGAGATTGACTATCTAATGACAGAACGGTTGAAGAAAATACAACCCGGCAGTATCCATGCTATTGACATTTCTAGCGAAAGTATTGATTGGTTATTTGAACGATACAAGTTTGATATTGTGATTCATATGGCTAGTTTTCCAAGACAAAAAGTTGTTAATGCTAATCCAACTATGGGAGCAAAAACAATGATGGAAGGTCTATTAAATTTGTGTGAAGTTAGTAAGAAGCATGGAATAAAGAAATTTGTTTATATCAGTAGTTCAATGGTATACGGTGACTTTACAGATGACGTAACAGAAGATTATAACTGTAAGCCGCAAGGTCAGTATGGCATTATGAAACTAGCCGGAGAAAGATTAGTAGAAGATTATAGCCGTCGTGGATGTTTTAGTCATACAATCATTCGTCCAAGTGCGGTGTATGGTGAACTAGATGTTGAGGATCGTGTTATTGCTAAGTTTATGCTTACCGCAATGCGAGGCGGCATATTGAATGTTAATGGTGCAAATGAAACATTAGACTTTACATATGTAGAAGATGCCGCAGATGGTATTGTTGCGGCCGCATTAAGTAATAACACCAATAACAAAACATATAATATCACCAAGAGTCACAGTCGTACATTGTTAGAAGCCGCACAACTAGCATTGAAGTTAGCAGGTGGTGGAACATTGATAGTTAAAGATAAAGATGCTGATTTCCCAAGTCGTGGTGCATTGAACATTGATGCCGCTCGTAGAGACTTTGGTTATGATCCTAAGATAGATGTAGAAGAAGGATTTCAAAAATATTATGAGTGGCTTAGTAATTCCGCATTTTGGTCTAGCAAGACAGTATAAGAACATCGGTGAAGAGTTGCTTGATGCAACTCACCGTGCCCTCAAAGACGGTAAACTAGTTGGTGGTCATTACACCCGATCGTTTGAAGAATGGCTAAAACATCGTACTAGTACAAAGTATGCTATAACTGTACATTCAGGTACACAAGCATTAGAGATTATAGCCCGTTGGAAAAAGATTTCACACAGTGAAACTATGGAGGGCAACCCCAAAATTCGTATTCCTAATTTAACCTACCCAGCCACACTAAATGCGTTTATAACAGCTGGCTGGGACATTGAATTAGCTGATACTGATAAGAATGGTGTTATCCAACATGAGACAGGTAGAGGTGGAATATATGATTGTGTGATGGGATTTGCGGGTCGCAAGCCCTGGCCTAATGCTAATTATCCAAATGCATATGGAGTAATAGTTGATGGAGCACAACATTGGTTAGCATGTGAAGGTGATGTGGGTAGTGGTATGTCAATCAGTTTTGACCCTACAAAGAATTTACCTAGTTCAGGTAATGGTGGTGCAATTGTCACAAACGATGAAAAGTTATATCTATATGCTTCAAGTTACAGAGATAATAACAAGCCTTATTTTTACAATGCCGGGACTAATAGCAAGATGAGCGAACAAGATTGTGCTCAAATATTAGTTAGAACAAAATATATATATGAGTGGCAAAAACGTAGAAGTAATATAGCAAAATATTGGTGTGATAAATTTAAAGACTTGCCTATAAATTGTTTGTCGGATACAAAAGATCCTCATGCTCATCAAAAATTTGTAATGTATTTAGCCGATCGTAATAGTTTACATACGCATTTATTGACTGATGGAATTGATAGTAAAGTTCATTATGAATATGTGTTGGGTGATTTACCAATTGGCAAAGAATTAGCTAAACCCGATCTATTAAGTAATAGCGTATTATTATCTAGGGGAGTATTAAGTCTTCCTATGTATCCGGAATTAACTGACCAAGAAGTAGAATATATCGCAAGTAAGGTTATTAATTTCTATAAATAACTGATGAAGATATTCCCAATTAAAGTAGAAAAAGCAACACAAGCAGACTATAACTTCATTGAATGGAAGATACATAACGTATGTAACCATGATTGTAGTTTTTGCGGTAGCAGACACAAAGACGGAAGTCAACGATGGTTTACTTTAGACAAATACAAAGAATATACTGATAAATTAGTTGCGGCATGCGGTGATATGCCTTTTTGGATTCAAATTACCGGCGGTGAACCCACACTATATCCCGATCTTATTCCTTTATTAGCATATATGAAGTCTAAAGGGGCAATGATAAGTATGATATCAAATGGCGCAAGAACTATCAGGTGGTGGAAAGAGTTACAAGAATCAAAATTAATGGATAATTTGTTTTTAACATACCATAGTGAGCAAACAAATGATTATCACCATATTACAGAAGTTGCAAATTTATTTCATAATGAGGCTACAGATGTAATATGCTTGATTACTCATGTGTATACTACTTTAGATAAGGCATTTGAAGCACAGGAATATTTAATTAAAAACACCGGAGCAACTATAACAGTTAAAGCAATGATGGGAAATCCAGATATATATTCAAAATATACAACTGAAGAAATAACTAAATTAAAGACTGAAAACTGGTTACCCGGAAAACATAAAAATACTAAAGTAAAATCTTTATTAGATCCTAAATATAAAATAAATCATACTTTAAAAATAACATATAACAACAACCTTTCTTATAATATTAATCCCCAAGTATTAATGAAACAACAAAAAAACAACTTTATGGGTTGGGATTGTAATATAGGATCATCTACTATGAGAATTGACCATGATGTTATATATAGAGGAGTATGCGAACAGGGTGAAACACGTAGTCTATATGATAATATATCATTTACTGATAATTACGTACCCTGTAAAATTGAACAATGTTTTTGCGGAACTGATATGGTAGCAACTAAAATACTTCCTGAAAGTAAGTATCCCCTGGCATAAATACGCATACTATGTGGATACTATCAATACTACCCGACGCCGCAATACATGTAATCTTTGGATTAGGTATTTTGGGCACCCTCGCAGGATTCGTCCTAGGATTCATTCCTTTTGTTAAAACATATCAATTTGCTATACAAATTTGTAGCATCATTGTGCTTGTGTTTGGCGTATATCTTGAGGGAGGCCTAGCTGATTATAAAGAATGGGAACTTAAGGTCAAAGAGATGGAAGCTAAAATGGCTCAAGCTGAAGCACAATCTGCAAACAAGAACATTGAGATCCAAGAAAAGATTGTAGAAAAGACTAAAGTTATACGTGAAAAAGGTAAAGACATTATCAAATACGTTGATAAAGAAGTAATCAAAAAAGAAGAAGTTATCAAGTATATTGAAAACTGTCCTGTCCCTAAAGAAATCATAGACCTACATAATCAAGCTACTGAGTTGAATAAGGCGGCTACAAAATGAAATATCTATTAATACTTCTATTATTAGCTGGATGCTCAACAACTGTTCCAGTTAAACAAAAGTTCCCAAACGCTACACCTGAATTAATGAAGAAATGCGAAAGTCTTAAAAAGATTGAGGGTGATAAGGTTGCTATAACTGAAATGCTTAAGGTTATTATACATAACTACTCACTATACCATGAATGTTCAACTAAGGTTGACGGATGGCAAGATTGGTATAATGAACAGAAAAAGATATTTGATAACGTAAAATAATAGCATATTATGAAGTATTTGATATTATTGTGTGTATTGTTAGCCGGCTGTGCCACCAACAATGATTTTGAGCTATACTTAGAAGCACAGAAATCCATAAGTAGAGATGCCACAATGAGTGAAGCGGCACGAATAAGTGTATTGATTGATATGACAAAAAGTTCTGACAATCAAGTAAAAATGGAAGCAATACGTGCCTTACAAGAAATCCAGCGTAGTAAAACCCCTATAGTTATTGAAGCGCCAAAGAAGAATTGGTTCGGCTTTTGATAAATACTATATAGGTTTAGGATTTTACATGTCACAAGAATTTACTAATGCAAACAGTATGCCCACTAGTGGTAATGCAGATCCATTAAGTACGGCTTTTGCTAATGTAGCTAATAATTTGTTTTCTTTTCCTACAAGTAATTCTGCTAGTTCTACTCTAGTAGAAGTAATTAATTCTACAAACCAATCCACACCAACAGGCAATACCAATAATCTTAATATTGGTAATGTGTATATTACTAATAAATTTGACAGCAGAGCTAATAATCCTGTACTTATCAGACAAAAACAAAGAGTTACAAAACCAACAGTTTCCACTAGTACAGCTTTAGCCTTAACTACTGTAGAATCGTCAAATAATATATTAACATTTGGTCCATATGGCAATCAAGAATATATTAATATTGGAGAGACACCTAATGATGGTAACGGTGATCCGTTAAGAACCGCTTTCTATAAGATTAATAATAATTTTAGTAATTTATTTTTAACTAGTACAACAACATCAACTGCATATACAACAGGTCTTTCCGCAAATCAAGTTATATTTGAAGTACCTATAGCACGTTTTTATCAAGGTGAATTTCAAATCCGTTCAAGTGATGAAGGAACTCCTGACATGCAGGATATTACATTAACCGCAAGTATCACTAATAATCTTGCTGGAGTAAGATTTAGCGGACATTCTACGTTATTTGAAGGTAATGCTATTTGTAGATATGATATGGATGTATCTGGTAGTAATGTTAGAGTTATGATTAATCCATTAGTTAATGCATATTTAGAACATTTTATATCAGCAGTAATAACATATCCAGAAGCAGTTGTTACAGTTGGTGTAGATATTGCATTAGATGGGTATGCTAATGGATATCTAATGGGTACCGAAGACGGCGTAATATTAACAACGGAATCTTAATGAGAGCAAAAGAATTTATTACTGAAACAACATTGAGTAAAGTACACGATGGTTTAGATTTAGCAACTATGTCCCTACCTAACACGTATGTTATTCCAGAGTTAAAGAACAATGACTTCTATGATTTATATCGTTTTGGTGTAGCGATTGCCGCAGTCAGGGGCGAAGGTGGCAACGATAATGTAAAGAATGGATTTGAGCCGGAGTTTAGAGCAGAAAGTAGTTGGGGAGAACATCAGGTTGTGTCATCTGAGTTTGATACAGAACTTGGTAAAACTATTGACCAAGCATTAAAGAAAGTTGGAAAATCTGGTAAAAAAATGGTAAGTACTCCTAAAAGTGATGAGATGGACGATACATTAACTCAGTCACCGATTAAAGGATTCAAAGGATACAAAAGAAAATGAGAGCAAATGAATTTGTATCCGAATCTAAAATCGGAAAAATAGGAAATAGAAAACAAATGGCCACAAAAGGGTTACATAAATTTCGTGATAACAACGCGGCTGATCGGATATATGAATTGAATAGAATTATGATGGCAGCGGCCGCAACCGATGGAACTTTTGTACCAAATATGGACGGTGAAAGTTGGGCTGGAAGATATAATATTGCAGTACCTTATACTCAGCAAGAACAAGATATGTTACTGATGGCATACAAGGCTGCAGGATCTGATTATCACGATTTAAATAAAGGTGATTTGAAAAGTAAAGAATTAGATGGCACAAACACTCAAAGCACTGTTAAACCTTTTAAAGGCTATAAAAGAAAATAATTTGACCACTCATTTTGTGAATAAGTAATTATATCAAATTACAGGATTCAGAATGATTGATATCAATAACACGCTAGATTTACTCAAATTAAAATTTTACAACGAATGGCTTTATACAGCCCATATATATGAAGAAGGTGATAGTCAGTTTCATAAACAACTTACTTCTCAAGTAGTAAATCAATATATTGACCCACTAAATATTCCAAAGGATGCTAAAATCTTAGACTTGGGTTGCGGTCCTGGTTATTTCTTAGATGAGATGAAAGAACGGGAATATACTGATGTTATCGGTGTAACACTAAGCCCGGGCGACATAAAAATTTGTGAGGCTAAGGGTCATACTATTAAAACATATGACTTGAGTTTCTTACCACAAAAAGAAGGTTATTTTGATGAAAGTGTTGATTTTATCTTTTTACGTCATGCATTGGAACATAGTCCATATCCTATCTTTAGTTTGATGGAATATAATCGTGTATTGAAACAAGGTGGTAAATTGTATATTGAAGTTCCTGCACCCGATACTCAGCGTAAACACGAATGGAATCTAAACCATTATAGTATTTTAGGTGAACAACAATTGGCTGCATTATTAGATCGTACTGGTTTTGCAGTTAACAAGTTTGATAACTTTGAATTTGAGTTAAGTTCTCCTAATTCAGAAGATCCGGATAAGCCATTAGCAATGAAAGAAAAATACTATTGTGTTGTTGCTACTAAAGCTAGACCATTAGATATCAAATAACATCAAGCACTCTTAGGAGTGCTTTTTTAATACCATTATTAAATTGCTCATATAAATACTTATTATGAGTAATACACCTTCACTAGTAAAGAATCCCTATACTAAAACAGTTTTTAAAACTGATAAAGAACTACAGGATTTTATTAAATGCTGTGACCCAGATACAGGTTATCTATATTTTATGGATAACTTCTTTATGATACAACACCCTACTAAAGGTAGTATGGTTTATCATCCTTGGCCCTATCAAAAACGATTGATTGAAACATATCACAACTATCGTTATAGTATCAGCTTGATGCCTCGTCAATCTGGTAAGTCAACTTCAGCCGCAGGATACTTACTCTGGTACGCCATGTTTGTACCAGACAGTACTATCTTGGTTGCGGCACACAAATATACAGGTGCTCAGGAGATTATGCAACGTATTCGTTATGCATATGAAAACTGCCCCGATCATATTAAAGCTGGTGTAACAACATACAACAAAGGATCATTAGACTTTGAGAATGGTAGTCGTATTGTAAGTGCAACAACTACTGAAAATACAGGTCGTGGTATGTCTATTACACTATTATATTTGGACGAGTTTGCATTCGTTAGACCAAGTATTGCTAAAGAATTCTGGACAGCTATAACACCAACATTGTCAACAGGTGGTAAAGCTATTATCACAAGCACACCAAACAGTGACGAGGATCAATTTGCTTATATTTGGAAGGGTGCTAACAAGACCGAAGATGATTTTGGTAACACAACAGAAATAGGTGTTAACGGCTTCAGAGCATATAGAGCGCATTGGAGTGAACAACCAGGACGAGATCAAAAGTGGGCTGATGAAATAAAAGCACAGCTCGGCGATGATCGTTTTAACCGAGAAATTGGGTGCGAGTTCATTATTGCTGATGAGACATTGATTAATCCAAATACATTGATAGCCATGGAAGGTATAGAACCTGTAAGTCGTATAGGACAAGTACGTTGGTATGAAAAGCCTAAGAAGGGTAATATTTATTGTGTAGGATTAGACCCAAGCTTAGGTACAGGTGGTGACCCGTCAGCCATACAAATCTTTGAAGCAAATACTACTACACAAGTAGGTGAATGGAAACATAATAAAACGGATATCCCAAGTCAGATTAAACTATTAGCACAGATAAGCAAATATATAGCAGAATGTACAAACGAACCAAACAACATCTACTATTCTATTGAATGTAATGGAATTGGGGAAGCCGCTATCATATCATTAAACGAATACGGGGAAAGTAATATCCCGGGTATCTTTATTAGCGAAGCAGGCAAAGGACGTAGAGGATTTAATACAACTAATAAAAGCAAACTAGCAAGTTGTGCTAAGTTTAAAACATTGGTTGAGAGCAAGAAAATGACTGTAAATAGTCGTAGTCTTATAAGTGAACTAAAAGCGTTTGTCGCACACGGCGGAAGCTATGCCGCTAAAATCGGGGATACAGACGATTTGATTATGGCTAGTTTGTTAGTTACACGTATGTTACAGCATTTAAGTGATTATCATGTGAATTTAGAGACACAGATTCGTGACCATGATGAATACATAGCTCCATTGCCCTTCTTTGCGGTCATAAGCTAAGAGGTAAAAGATAAATACAATATGGCTAAAAATCAAGAATCAATCAACCGCTCATTATTTGAGCTATTACGTAGTAGAGGGTATGCCCCTACACTATTGGATACTTCGGGTAAGGAAATTCCAGTCCCAGAAGAAGCAGAAGTCTTTCAGTTTAAGTTTACTAAAGACGGAGAAGAATACGGTACAGTAACAGCATCTATTGATGGATTACACAAGTTAGTAATCTATTTTGGTGATGATGTTGCTAACAGCGAAAAAGAAAATAACGGCGGTGATGATTCGTGGTATAAACTATTGAATCATCTAAAACGTTTCTCACAGCAACACCAATTGAGTTTTGAAGTTAAAAACAGAGACCATTTAAAATATGATATGGCAAAAAGGGAACATATGAAAAAGCAAGAAAGAATATCAGAAGGCTACTATCCAATGGGTAAGAAAGCTAGTTATAACGACAATATTCCAACAGTTAAGATTGTTATTGAACATAGTCGTCAAATTGAAGAAGGTGAACAACGTTATCGTAATGTAAACCGTATCTTCTTAGAGAATACACAGGGTGAAAGAATTCTTGCTCCTACAACTAAGCCAGGTATTGCTCAGATATATGCCCGTCATTTAGCTGAAGGTGGTTTACCGCATGATGACCGTTGGAATCATATTGGTAGCTTATGTGAAGAATATCAAAAGATGGCAGGATTTGTTCGTGCTACACGTAATAATCAATTCAACGAATCAGCACAACAATTAGTTAATGAAGGTATTAATCATTATCAAAGTTTAAGAGAATCATTAAGTAAGATGCGTGGCGCACGTGGATACAATGCGTACTTTGAATCATATATTCCTCCATTAATGGAAGATGAGGCAGAAGAAAACAATTTAAATGAGTTGTTTGTACAAGAAACATTAGATCCACGTATTGAAAGTGTAATGCCAATATTGAGTAAGTTACATAAAAAAGTAGCTGAGATGAAAGAAGTTAATGAATTAAGCGAATGGGCTGATAGTTTAACTGAAGCCCCTGGTGCAGAAACATTGGATCATAATGTAAAGACTGATAAAGACAATTTAGATTCACTTGATTTAGAAGAATCAGATACCCAGTCAAGTAATCCAGGTGCAATACCTGAAGAGGATGAGTTAGATGAGGGCATCTTAGATACCGTTAAGAAAGTTGGAAGTAAAGTATTTGACAAATTAGGTGGCGGTAGTGAAGAAGACCTAATTAGAGATTTACAAAAATCAGCAGGTGTTCCACAAACTGGTAAGAAGCCTGAACCAAAAGATAAGCCAGTTGATGAAGCAAGAATGTTTGGCTACGATATCAACCGAGTACCTAGCTTAAAAATTCCATATGATGACTCACAAGAACTTAAAAAATTAATTGACCAATTGGGACAATTGCAATCTAAAGGACAAATGGATAGTCCCACAAGGCAAATGGTTACAAGCATAAGATATCAACTATCTAATATATTACAAAAAAATGGTTTGAAAGAATCAGATTTGATGAGTATGGAAGAAGCGTTAGATCCAGCACAACAAGCCGATCAGAAAATCAATACGCCTGCAGTTCATCGTAAAGAAAAAGGTGGTGATTGGAAAGTCACTAAACAAGATTTAGATAAAGCCGATGAGAAAAATATGACTAGTCCTGCTGGTATGTCTGCATTGAAGAAACGTATGAATACTATTGAAGAAGATGAAGTTGATGAAAGCGCATTACAAGCATCTTTTGGTATTAAGAAGTATGGCAAAAAAGGTATGGATGCATTACGTAAAGCTGGACAAGACCATGCTAGTGAAAAGAAAATGCAAAATATCCGTGCTAATTATAGCGATAAAGAAGAACCTATATCTGAAGATGAGTTCGCCGGTGACTATGCTACGGGTGAAGCAGGACAATGGCGTAACAAAGGTCCTAAAGCAAATAAGCCGGCAACGATTGGTGATCTAGTTGGTGAAGGCGAAGATAAAGATACTCTTGACCCATGGAAGCATGTAAGTCCTAGGGTAGATAATCCTAAAATTAAGGGTACAGATAAACGTGCTAAATCTGCATATTATCCTACTCCAAAACCTCCTGTTAAGAAATTAGATACACCGTTAACTAATGAAACAGTAGCTGAAGGTTCAGATGACTTAGCAAGAATATTAAATATTGCTGGAATTAGAAAATGAAAATAGCATCATTATTAAATGAAAACCCAAGAACTGATGATGGTTCTGTTAGGGCTTTGCCGGTTGACAAAGATTTAATATATAGAGCTAGAAACAAATATCCTGGCTATTCCTCAGAACAGGCAATGATATTATTAATTGCAGATGAAATGCAAAATCAGGAAACAACTGATTCAAAGCAAAATAGTTTAATAGATACTCAAAAACGTGAAAATGAACGGCTAAGAAGTGTAGTAAATGATTTGGGTCAAGAACTACAAAATTTTGAACAACAATCTGTTGAAACTGACAAAGAAGTTGCTAGATTAAAACAGCTTAGTGGTATGTTAACTACCGGTAGTTCTGGTACACAACAACAAGCAAAAGCTAGTGCTGATGAATTAGAAAAAATTCAAAAAGATTTAGAAGCATTAAAAACTAAACCAGGAATGGATCCCAAAGTATATAATGAACTAAATTCTCAAGTTAAAATGTTGCAAACAAATAAATCAACTGATAAAGAAGATGTTAAGAAGTTACAAGATATGGTAAGAGATATTGAAAATGATGCAACAGTTAATTATAATGAAGTTGCAAGAGGTCTCAAAGATGCTAGAGCTAGATTGGCTGCTAAAGAACTAAGATTTAAAGAATATAAGACTAGTTTCAGTGATTATAAAAAAATTACCTCTGATAAACTTGAAAAGTTTGGTACAGACATGAATAAAGAACTTGAGATATCAAGAGAGTTAAGAGCCGGCATTATGCAAGATGCGGAAGATATTAGTAAAATGAAGGTTGAAATTAGTCAAAGTTTAGATTTTATTAATCAGAATATTGAAAAAATGACTAGCTCAAATTCAGCACCAGATAAAAAGGTAGCAGATATATCTTGGCTTGTGAATAATCAAAAACAACAGAACATGCCCAGTTCAGCTAATGTACAAGAAAGTATAAATGAAGGTTATGATATTAAACCGTCTAAACAATATCGTAATCCTAATTACAATGAATGGATTACTAAACATTTGCCTGGACTGTTTGCTATGTTTAAGGGAAGATTTGCTAAGGATTTAGCAGAAAAAGATTATAGCGATAAACAAATAGCTGATACAGTAGAACAATATGTTCCTTTGTTATATAATTTAGGTAATGATAAGACTCCATTAACATCTGAACAAGTTAGACTTTGGTTAGATAATGTTAAAATGAAATTATGGGAACAGCCAGTTCAACAAGAATTGTTTAATGAAAGCCTAGATAAAACATATGAACGTATGTTGGATAAAATTATCGGGCTACCATACATTTAAAAAGGGTTAAAAACCTATACAAAAAAATGTGTTTACCCACAATAGGGATAAATACTATCGACATTGAGAGTTAGACATGCTATACTAACTCTTATGTTAGTCGTTTCATAGGGAAGCGGCGAATATTAAAAACGAGACCATCTCAATTTATAAGGAAATTTATCATGGCATCATTAGCAGAAATTCGTGCCCGTATTGCGGCACAAGAAAACAAATCAACTTCTGGTTCAACACAGAAACAATCAGACAACTCTATCTACCCCCACTGGAATATGGACGAAGGCACAACAGCCACAATGCGTCTATTACCTGATGCAGATAGCAACAACCCATACTTCTGGGTAGAACGACAGATTATTAAACTTCCATTCAATGGAGTTAAAGGTGATCCTAATGTCAAACGTATTGAAGTACAAGTACCTTGCGTTGAGATGTATGATCCAAAAGCACAATGCCCAATCTTAACTGAAGTTCGTCCTTGGTATAAAGATGAAACATTGAAAGAGTTAGCAAACAAATACTGGAAGAAACGCAGTTATTTGTTTCAAGGTTTTGTTCGTCAGAATCCAATTGGTGATGACAAGACACCAGCTAATCCAATTCGTAGATTCATTATTAGTCCACAAATCTTTACAATCATTAAAGCAAGTTTGATGGATCCTGAGATGGAAGAATTGCCAACAGACTTTATGCGTGGTCTTGATTTGAATATTAAGAAAACAAGTAAAGGTGGTTATGCTGATTACTCAACAAGTAATTGGGCACGTAAAGAGTCAGCATTGACCGAAGCAGAGCAAGCCGCTATTGAAGCACATGGCTTGTATAATTTGGCAGAGTTCTTGCCAAAGCGTCCCGGCGAAGCAGAATTGCGTGTAATCAAAGAAATGTTTGACGCAAGTGTAGATGGTCAACCATATGACTTAGAGCGTTGGGGTAGTTACTATCGTCCTTGGGGACTAGAGGCACCTGCAGGAGCAACCGCGGAAAAACAAACAGTGTCCACTGAAACTGGCACACCCGCAACCGCCCCCGTAGCAGAAACTTCAGCACCATGGGAAGAAGATGCAATGGCAGCAGCCGAATCTATTAAGGTTCCTACAGCACAACCTTCAAGTGACAAAGCACAAGACATTCTAGCAATGATTCGTGCTAGACAAAACAAGTCTTAAAAGGTAATAGGGAGCATTTGCTCCCTACCTAAGGAGAACTCCATGACATTACCAGACGAAAGATACCGCGCCATTAAGCAAGGTAAGAAACTATTGGAAGAATTATGCGATCCAGGTAAAACACCTCGTGTTCCTAGTATCATTAGAGATAGGGCTAGAGGTGCATTACGTCATTATCCAAATGATTGGGAATTAGAATCTATCGCAGAAAAATGTCCAGATATACTAGACAAACAAACAATCAACGTGTATAGTACACATGTACACGTAAAATAAACAAAAGGAATATAATGGCTAAACCATTCGACATTAGTAAGTTCCGTAAGGACATTACAAAATCTATTGAAGGTCTATCAATTGGATTTAATGATCCTACTGATTGGATAAGTACAGGAAACTATGCCCTAAACTATTTGATTTCGGGAGATTTTAATAAAGGCGTACCTCTTGGTAAAGTTACTGTCTTTGCCGGAGAATCGGGCGCCGGGAAATCGTTCATCTGCTCAGGAAACCTCGTCCGACACGCACAAGAACAAGGAATTTTTGTAGTCTTAGTTGACTCAGAGAATGCCCTTGACGAAGCATGGCTACACGCACTTGGTGTATCTACAGACGACAGTAAATTGTTAAAACTTAACATGGCAATGATTGACGAAGTAGGAAAAACTATTTCTATGTTCGTTAAAGATTACAAAGCACTACCGGAAACAGATCGTCCTAAGGTATTGTTTGTGATTGACAGTTTAGGTATGTTATTGACACCAACTGACGTTAATCAGTTTGAAGCAGGTGATATGAAAGGTGACATGGGTCGTAAGCCTAAAGCACTAACAGCACTTGTTCGTAACTGTGTTAATATGTTTGGTTCACTGGGCATTGGCTTAGTTGCAACTAATCACACATATGCTTCACAAGATATGTTTGATCCAGATGATAAAATCTCAGGCGGTCAAGGTTTCGTTTATGCTTCAAGTATTGTTGTTGCTATGAAGAAACT